TCAAGTACCGTGGGAAGCGTGGGTGTGTATATTGCGTACGAGGATTTTTCCGAATGGTATGCGAATGAAGGCATCAAGGTTGATGTAATTAAAGCGGGTGTTTACAAAGCGGCGGGTGTATCGGGTACATCATTAACCGAGGAACAACGAAAAATGTTGTTCGATGAAGTAATAGATATTTGGAATGATTTTAAAACCGCCGTTAAATCGGTCCGCGAATTTGTGGACGATGCATCCATGGAAGGACAATGTTTTTCCGGTAAACGCGGTGCCGAAGCTGGTTTAGTTACCGGATTGGTCAATGGATTTGATGAGCTGATGGAATTGATTGCACCCGATGTTGCATCACAAATGGAAGCGGCCGAGGAAAACGAGGAAAACGAAAACGATGAATGCGAATCTGGCGAAATGGAAAACAATGATTCCAAATCCAAATACATGACCAAAAAAATGTCGGCATCGGAACGGGCATTAATGGGCATCAAGCTTGAAAACGAAGGTTACCCGGCACAACCCCAAGATCGCAAAGTAGAACCCAAATTAGAGGAAGCGGTTGGGGAGGGTGATGTTGATGAAAAAAATGAAATCGTTGTTTCCGATTTTGATGGCACCATTTCAAATGATGATGGTTCCTTAAATGAAAAAGTAGCGGACCATTTAAAACGCATGGATGCCGATGGTAAACATGTGCATGTTGTAACGGGTCGCGTTGAATCCAAACGCGGTGAAACCGAACAATATTTAAACGATAACAAAATTCCATTTAAAGCGGTACACATGAAAGCGGATGATTCGGAGGACACCGCAAAATACAAATTGGAAACCGTAAAGAAAATTGAAGCGGATAGCGGTGCATCGATTAAACACATTTTGGAAAATGATGAAACATGCACCAAAACATATTCCGATGCGGGATATAAATGTTTCCACCCCGATGCATTCAACGGCGATAAATGTGATCCCGACAATCCTGATTACGACCCGGAGGACCCCGATTGCGATGGTTATGAATCCAAGGCAGATGCCGAAGAAGAAGCGGGTTCAGGAAAAAAACCAATTGAAACGGATGAAAAGGCCAAACGCGGTGACATGAAAAAGCACCGTTAATTTTGACAACATCGCATAACAATATGACATTGGAAGAATCTTTGAAGGCCCTAAAAACCGCATTCACCGGGAAATCCGCGGAAGCGGAAAAATTGGCTGCCGAACATGCATCGGTTGTTGCAGTCAATGCCGAGCTTACACAAAAAATTTCTTCATTAGAAATCGAAGCGGCTAAAATTGATTCAATGTCCAAACAAATTGAAGAATTAACCGCCAAGCTTAACGAATCCGAAAAATTAAAAGAATCGGCCGTTAAACAAATTGAATCTGTTGGCAAAAAATCCGCCGCCATTGCCGCGTCCGTTGGTGTTCCCGCCGTAGAGATCAGCCCGGCCACCGAAGCGACCGCACCAAAATCCAATTCCGAAATTTGGGAACAATACATTGCCGAAAAAGACCCTGCGAAAAAACAAGCATTTTATAATGCAAATCGCACCGCAATCATTGCACATTTAGGAATCAAATAATTTCACAAAACTAATAATCTAATAATAATATAACATGTCACAAAATATCATCAATGCAGGTTTAGCACCACAATTTTTGGCTGCTGAAACCCTTCGTACTCTGGTGCCTGTATTGGCTCCAATCAAATCCTTCGCTGTATGTGATTTCTCAGGGTATGTCGCAGAGAAGGGCCAAACCGTAAGCACCCGTTTCGCTGGTAAATCTACCGCGTCAACATTCAATACCAGCGATGGTTTCGTTGCTGAGGATGCGGTTTCAAACACCGTCACCGTCACGCTCGCCGATCACCGCTATGTGATGAAATCGTTTACCGATTTAGAGGCCGCCACGATCAGCGTAGAAATGTTAAGACGCGTTTGGATGGCCCCAATTGCAAACGCAGTTGTTAAATCTATTTACGATGATGTGTTGAATGCAACCACCGCCGCAAATTATTCCACCACCGCTTATTCCGGTGCTAAGTCATCATTCAATCGCGTTGCCGTTGCGAATGTTGCAACCAATTTAACAAAGGCAAATTTACCTTTTGAAAATCGTGCCGCGTTACTTTCACCTGATGCATTCGGCCAATTACTTCAAGATGCATCCGTTGCACAATATCTGTCTTATGGTGATCGTTCACCGATTGTAGACGGAAAAATCGGCCGCTTGCATGGCATCGACATTTACGAGTATGCTGCGTTCCCAACATCGGGTGATGCATACACCGAAGGATTGAACGGCATAGCGACATCGGGCCAAGGAGTCTGTATTGTAAGCCGTGTGCCTGTTGCCCCAGTAACTGGCGGCGGTGAAGCTCTTACGGTTGAAGATAACGATTCGAAATTTGCATTCCAAATGCGTCAATGGTACGATTGGACCCGCGGTAAAACTAATATTTCCGCAAGCTGGATCACCGGACATTCTGTTGGTAATCCTGCCGCGTTACAACGCATCGCATTCACATCCTAATCCGGATTATATAAACAAGGATGAAAAGGCCCCACCATCACGGTGGGGTTTTTTTTGGTTGTGACAACATCGCATAGGACATGGGAACCATCCAAGAGGAATGGGCATCGGATGCCGCGGAAATATTAAATGAAATACCCAAGGCCGTAACGGTCCGCCGGGGAACAGGCACCGCGGTTGCCTTTAACATATTGATATCCCCGCCGATGGTGGAACAGAATTTAGAAACGGGTGGGTTCTTATCAACCACATCATATGACATTAAATTTTTGCGAGCTGATATTAATGCCCATCCCGGTGTGGTTGTATTCGGTAACATTGTAACTTACAATGGGGCAGGGTACCGCATCGTTGCCATTAACGACCGTCCGCCATCGGCATGGGTTATGTGCCGGGTACAGGTCGCAACGGGTCCCGCGTAATGGCAATCAAAACATCATACGATGTAAAGATTGACCAATCATTATTGGCGGCACATTTGCGGGATTATGCCGAAACAATGGGCAAACAAATGTACGCGGTAATTACGAATCAGGCCGCATTGTTTTGTTTAGACATGGTTAAATATTCGGCACCATTCTCAGGATCACCGGGAACGGGTGGAACCACCGCCGCAAAAACAAAGGCCGCCGAACAAATCAAATCACAAATCAACGCGGTATTTAAACCGTTGGAAAAGGCCAATCCAAAACAAGTTGCATCATTGGGTTCACCATATGTATTTGCGGAATGGATTACCTTTTTCAAAAACGAAAAAAATGATATGTATTTAATGAACAACCGCCGCCGTTTTAAATGGCAAATATTTGGCAACAAATTTGCGGGTTCAGCTGGTGGAAACCGAATCATTGATTCAATGGATGATTTAAAAAAGACCCATGAAGCAATCCGGTACAATCGGTTTGGTCCAATCAAGCGATCAGTTAAAAAGAGGGGTATGCAATTTATCGTAAAACGGAAATCAATGATTACAGATTTAATACAACAAAAAACAAAAAACATCGGTATTCAAAAATCCGCATATTATTGTTCAGCCAAAAATATCGGAGATATAACGGTTAGATTTCCCGGTTGGGTTAATCATGTAGAAGGCCAATTATATGCCATTGCGGTGCCTGATTGGAACCCGTTAAAACCATCGGTTACCGTTGGTAATCAAATCGGTCGGGTGGTTGATTCGCGTTATCAATTTGTTTTAAATCACCGTGCCGCCGCGATGCGTAAACAAATGAAATCGTATTTAAATTCCAGAAAAATTACATTAGCGGACGCGGTTAAATCTGGTAAAATTTACGGCACCGCACCCCTCTTTTCCGAATAACTAAAATGCCATCAACCACCAAATACGGAATCCGCACCATTGCGGAACAATCATTGTTAGCTTGGTTTACCGCCAACGCGGACCAATTACCGGGTGTTGCCATCCATGCCGGGCAAACGGATGAAATACGATCGTTGCCAATTATAATTCTCTATTGTGAGTCGGCACAATCGCATCGTGATTTTGGTGCAAAGCCATTGGGCAATTTTGAGCTATCAATAAAAATATACATTTACTCATCCGCGGATGATTCGACATTGGAACAACACCGGGCAAGGGTTGAGACGGTCCAAGGATTGATGCAAAATATTACAGGGTTACAATCGGCATGGACCCAAGGCCAATTGTACGCGGGATGGATTCAATCGGATGATGAGGGCATCGCTGATCGTCGATATGGCAATGTGCTACATTTCACATTGGTGGCCGTTTACCCGCCCGCCGTTTGACAACATCGCATAAGATATGTCCGACACCGCAACCACATACGGAGTTTCCCATCAATACGGTTTACTTGGTACCGTCTCATTTTTAACATTACAATCCGATGATGCATCAACAAAAAAAGCATTGGATGTTGAAGTAACGGACGAATACGGCAAAGTTATTACTAATCGTTTAGACGATACACGCATTGAATGTTCAGTTTCTGGTGTTTTAAAAACAAGCTCAACATTGCCAACCATTGGTGAACATTTCACATATGATGGTGTGCAATTTATTATTAAAGATATTTCACAAAACGGCACAAATAACGGATACCGTAAGGTGAGTTTGAAGCTGGTGAAATACCAAGAGATTGCCTAACCCCAACGGGGTATTTACCACCATGGCATCACGGTGGACTCAGGCGGCAACAATTTTACGACCAACCATTAAAGTGGCGGGCCGTAAGTTATTGCCGTTTTGTTTACGGCATCGTTTGGCATTGGAAGCGATTGATTCCCCGGTGTTGTCTACTGATCGCGATGTTGGGGCAACGGATATTATGAACGCGGTTAAAATTCTATCCACCCACAATTTAGAGGATGCTCGCAAACCATTAACATTTTTTGAATTGGTGCGTTATAAGCGGATGCAAATTGATAAAGGTGCATTGAAAAAAGAAGCTTACAAATTATTAATTTATTTTAACGAACAATCCTTGTGGCCTCGCTTTTGGGCAAAGAAATCGGGTATTGATAATTCGGGGGTGGATTGGGTTTTGGTGGTTGTTTCGTCATTAATCCGTAATGGATGCACATATGATCAGGCATGGACAATGCCGGAATCGGAAGCGATTTGGATGCACATTGCCAACATGCAAGCGGACGGTGCAAACATTAGCGTTGTTTCCGAAGCTGAATGGGATGCAATGGAAAAGGATTTGGCTGAACAAAAAACAAAAACAAACAAAATAAACCGATCCAATTAAACAATGGCCGATGATGTAAAAGTTAAATTTGGCGGTGATTTTACCGATGTTCCCAAGGGTGCGGAAACCGCCGTTCAATCCGCGGGTACAATTATGGGTAAATGGTTTGGTGATTATGCCAAAGGGTTAAAGGACAAATTGGCATCCGCGTTTTCATTGGATTCTATTGTTTCAAAATTTGTTACCGGGATGGGTGAACAATTAGAAAAATTCAAGGAAATTGACACATTGGCCCGCAAGCTGAATGTGACGCGGGTGGAATTGCAACAATTTGCAAAATTAGGAAAGGATTTTAATTTAGATATGGAAACGATGGGCCGATCTATTGCGTATGCCAATAAAACATTGGGTGCCGCGGCGGAAGGTAACAAACAGGCCCAAGACAAATTAATGAGAATGGGATTTACCCAAAAGGAAGTTACATCCGGTAATTTACGAGCAACCGATGTATTATATAAATTGTCCGAAGCTTACGAAAAAAATGCAAAATCAGGAAATGCCAATCGTGCAGCCAATATTTTAGCAATCGATACCACATCAACATTTGGCCGTGCGGGTGCGGATTTGGTAACGGTATTAAAACAAGGCAACGAAGCTATGCGGGAAAGAATTAAATTAATGGAAGTGTATTCGGAAAGTGAAGTTAAAACAGGTGCAAGGTTAGCACGAACAATTGAGAGACAAAAAGCACGATTTGAAAAAGGTGTTTACGGTAAACCATCGGCATATATTGGTGCAAATTTAGAAGCAAACGATGTTCAAAATATGATTGTTGAATCGGAAGCACAAGGATGGTGGGAAACATCACCATATAGTCGGGGTGCATTTACTGATGCTGCATTTGGAAATTCAATGGAATATTATAAAAATAATCCCGAAAAATATAAAGAATTGATTTCAAAATTAGTTAAAAAAGGACAGAAAGAGGGAATAAACGAGGAAGATTTATCCGATATGTTTGCACAAACCGCTGAAATTGGACCCGAAGGAAATAAAGATTTTTTGTTAAAAATTTCCGAATCAATTCATGAGCTTATACCAAAAACCGTTGACAATGCATTACAATCAGGACCCGGTGCCAAGGCATTGGTTGCATCATCATTACAAGAAATTGGCGGCGGTGACATTGGATCGGTGATGTCAGGCCTTGGTCCAAATGCCATTGCCGAAAATACATTACGCACCGCGGTGGCAACGGAACAAATCGCCGGACGACAACACGCACAACCCCCACCCGCAAAATTACGATAATTTATGGCAACCGATACATCAATTAAATATGGCAACGATTTGATGACCGTTGTTAAACAACCATCCGGAAATATTCATTTGGATGCGTATGGTTTAGCACAGGCACAAGTAACATATGCGTTTGATACATCAAACATGACCGCGGTAATTACACAATGTAATGCGGGTTTAACTTATCCATCGGATATTGGTATTGTGATGAAATCATACAAATATTCGTTTTCATCGGCCAAAGCCAATGTAACAATGTTGACGGCGGATTTTATGGGCATTGCACGAACGGGTGGTTATACCGATGCACAAATAACAGGTGTTTCAACAACAACATCACAACCGATCGAAACGCACCCCAATTTTACAAATCGCACGGACACAACAATTGGTGATTCAACCAATCCAATTGCAGGAACACCGCCACAAGCTGGTGGAGTAAATTACAATGATGCCATATTTACGGAAATACCCAATTCAAACCCGCGTCAATTTACATTTGGTGGTTTTGGTGTTCAAACAGACATTACCAAAGCACCAAACAAAAAAGCGGGCATTAGACAATTTTTAAGGCCTATGATGACATTGCGGGGACAAATGTTTTTTGATTATTCAAAAGCATCAAATGTTAATAATTTTAGAAATACAGTTGGTAGAACATTCAATTCCACCGGGGATGTTGCCATATTAATTTCACCATTAATTACGGGAAGTGATGCGGGAAGATATTTATTATCGGCATGCAATATTGAAGTGCTTGGAAAACCAACCAATGCCGCGGGTATAAAAGTAACATATGACATTTTGTTTTCACCATATGTTTGGGATTCGGATATTTACGGCAAAGGCCAAACATCTATATTCTAATCATGGAAGATTTAGGTTTTAAAGGCACGGGATCACAATTTGTAACCCGTTTTAAAGCTGGTGAAGATATTTCCGCCGAACAATTAAATCGGTTGGCAAATGCCGTTCAAACATCAATATCAATGCCATATTTGGGTGATGGTCCGTCTATATCATTTACCGGTGGTGGCACAACAATAACAACAAACCCAATATTTAATCAAACTACTTTATATCCATGGAGTATTGCGGTAACCAAGGTGGGTAGCCAATACCGTTTTACATGTCGGGCCGGAACCATAAATGGTTTGATTCCAACCATTGGCGGTGTTGGACCAAGTAAGTTATTAACCGCGACCAACCCGCAACCCTACGATCAATTAACATTTGATGGTGATGGTAATTGTTGGGTGTATTTGCGAGCAGGTCCAAAAAGCGGTACAACAAAATATTGGCCTAACAATAATTTGGGTGAAGCAAGTTATCCATCAATTTTACCTTCCGCATCAATTTTAACGGATACCGACGATTTTGGTTATATATTGTTGGCAATGGTAACCAAGGCATCGGGTACGGAATCCATCAACATAACCCAATTCGTTTTTAATTCGGTTTGGTCGCAACGAAACAAATACACATTACCCAATTCGGCCATGTATTTTTATTGGCCAATGTAAACAATGCAATTTATAGACCCGCGATCACCTGTAAAAGTACAATCAGCTATTCCATATGGAATGAATTATTATAGGTTTGGTTCATTGCGTAATGATTTATTGGCATCCGATGTTTGGCCGGGGATAAATAATTATCCGCCGGATATATCTTTGGCGGAATCCTTCAATTCAAATTCATTGGGTTTGGGTTCAAAACAATTTAGTTATGGCGGACAACAACCAACAATTGAAGTTGGTGATACAATCCGCATTGATTCATATTCATCAATTGTTAAGGGATACATGTTGGGTGTTGTAACATCATATTCACATGCCCCCGGACCAAATATTTCAACCATATCGGTTGATGTTTACCAATTCGGCGGCGGGGGTGTTTCAACCCAATGGGAAATTCGTCAACAATTGTATGGCGGAATAAATGTTGAACAATCAACAGGATCACCGCACATTGCAAAATTAGGTGTTTGGTCGGAATACCAAATTCCAAATTCATATTTTGGTTTTCCCGTTGGTGGTGAACAAACCAATGTGCAAACCGTTAACACCGATGCCCAACAAGCTGGTTATACAAAAAATACATATCAAGGCCGGGTTGCAATTATTGAAGATATAAGCGAATACCATAAACCATGGTTAAATACAAATGTAACCGCAACCGCAGAATTGAGAACAACAACCATTGTTGCAACATGGACATATCCACCAACACCGGGAACACCAACATACAATGAAGTGGTAACAAGGGAATCGGAAAATATTTCACATAGTCATACATTTACGGATTCCGATTTTTCCCCTGATTCCCCCGGATGGTCACCCGGTATTGGTGCCAACCCATCATTATGTGATAATTATACCGAATCAATATTGGGCGAATACACATCAACATATGTTGTAAACAATGCCGTTATATATCCGGATATAGACCCAAATGCATGGTACCCTATAAATTCAACAACCGTATTAAAGGAAATGATTGGTTCAAAAATTACCGATGTCCAACCAGCTGGATTCTTTACACCGCCGGGTATGTAAGGGGTGTTGACAACATCGCATTATGTAAGGCCCCAACCCGCATACATGGCATCACAAGTAATCACATATAAAAGGGCATCCACATTTGGTGCCACATGCACATACACACCAGAATCGGGTGGGCCTATTAATTTGGATGGGTTAACCATCACATCGGATATCCGCGATGCCAA